AACGCTCTTCAAAGATTTCCATTCCCAACCGAACAACGCCTTCCCCAAGCAGAAGGGCATCACTCAACGCCAAGTAAATGGGTTGCGGTTGTGCATAGGCGTTGACTATTTTCGCTATGCCTTCCGCCAATTCGCTGTCTTCAAGGCTTTTCGGTATCACCCGAACAAAATCGGGTGAACCAAACAGCGACAGAAACAGCCTTTCCAAAATGACGTCAAGCACCCAACGGGTTAGCGGTAGCTGTAGGTTGCTACCGCCTTCTACCGCAGGCTCACGCTGAAATCGCTCTGCGTATGCCTGTCTCCGCAGTTCGCGTATGCGGTCGTTGCGTTGTGCATACGCCATTGTATAGTTTTGGTAAAGGTCAATCAGCTCCTTATTTTCCATGCTCATCACCACCAGTCAGATAGCCCAGCGTCTTTAGCCGTTCATAAAACTCTTTGCGAATAGGCGGACAGTGCGTTTGGTTTAACTGCTTGTGCAAAAAGAAAGCGGGTTGCCCCAACCTGATATTCAAATAACTGAACAGTCGCAACACGGCGTCTTCAACAAGCGGGGCTTTCTGAAGCTGTTCTTCATCTGCCAACATCACAACACCGACGCTGTTCGTGTTATAGCCCTTTGCGTGTGCCCCAACTTCATTGATGGAACGCAACAGCCAATACCTGCCCAGCAGGTCTATACCAATGTGATAACCGATGTCTTTCCATCCGCGTTGCTTGTGGTTCTCACGAATGGCTTCTATCTGCTTCTTCACTTCTTCTGCGGTCTTCTTACCAGCGACCGCCGAATAGTGAAGCACCACAGCGTTTATCTTTCGCGTTATACGCTGACCCTTGAACAGCTCTTCTGGACGGAGAAACATATCCATCACCTCTTTAGATACGGATTGCCTTTGTTGCCACTGCGCCTTTCGTAAATGGCATCCATCAGCTTAATTATACCAGAAGGCGCACCGATGGCATCCTCTTCTTCTTCATCATACTCATCATAGTCTATCATGCGCAGATAGTATACTACATACCTAAAGGCGTCGCAAACGTCCTTGTGTTCGTCTTCAGTCATTGCCTTTACGCTGTTCCTGTAATAGAAATGCTTCAGGGCTTCTATTAGTCTGGTGCAGTTTTCGCTAATGTATATCTTGTTCCGCCGAAACATGTCGTTTATTGTTGAAATGCTTTCCTCTCTCTTGGTGGACGGAATGAGCCGAAGCGGGTGCGTGGCGTTTACGACGCTAATCATGGGCTGTCCATTTGTATCTACCGCCTTCAGCTGTGCGTCGTAAACCACACGCATTCGCGTCGGCGGTATACCTGCATCCAGACACCACGAGACAATCTCTTCACCCAAAGCCCCAAGTGGGACGCCCTTCATGACAAACTCGTCTACAATGTAAATCATGTCATCAAGCTTACATGCATACACCAGTGCGCTGTTGTGTCTCCAACCCCAATCCAGTCCCACAGCCCATAGGCTGTTGGGTGGCGGGAACGCCGTAATACCCACCACATGACGGCTCTCATCAAACTCATTATAAACACGTCGGCTTTGGTTCAGCATTTTGCCGTATAGGCGGATGTCCCGCTCTTGGTCGCTTACCACCTTTTCAAGGTCGGCTAACACGTCTTTGTCTATGTATTTGTTTTCATAAACAGAGACCTGTTTTACAAAATAGTTCGGGTCGTATTGGCTTCTTTCAACCAATTCATAAAGCCACGTGATGCCGTCCAATGGCGTGGCAGAAACAAGCATCTTTCCGTCCGTGTCTAAAAGACGGAAACGCATTGCCCTAAACTGCTCCTCTGGGCATTCCTCATCTATCCAGATGCCATGTAGCGACGCCCCTTCCAGCTCACGGATGGTATGTCGTTGCGTTGTAAAGGAAACGGTAGAGCCGTTTTTCAGTCGTAAAATATTAAAGCGTTGGTTGTAAGCCGTTCGCCAAGAGCCACCGAAAAGCAGGGTCTCAGGCAGATACTTCGTAAACTTTTCTTCTATGACTTCTTTCAGCTTGGCATAATTCACCAAATGTATACGCCAACGCACAGGTGGCTCAGGAACCTTCAAAAACGGATGTTCGCCCAGCAGATGCCAAATGACTTCTATTGCGCAGTTCTCGGTTTTCCCGCTACGGTTACCGCCGAGAAGCACCTTATACTTCGCTGGGCTTTTCCAAAACTCCAGTATCTTATCGTTTGGCGGAATAACGAAAAGATACGGCTTCCGCGTAATGTCCGACAGGCTTACGACAGGTGGTTGTTTGTTACTCATCTCCGACGTCTATCTCCCTGAACCGAACAATTCCAATCTTCTGTAGCTCCTTCAGCTCTTCACCCCGTTCGTCCAGCATCCGCAGACGGTGTGCGATGTCCTCTTCCATACGCCTGCGCTCTTCATCAGACGTGGTGCGAAGCTTCAGGATTTCTGCTATCAAACGTAATGCCGTTACAACGGCGTCGGGACGCTTGGGATTTAGGTTCTCCTGTATCACGTCCAAAATCCCAAGCGTCCTGTTTAAAAGATGGCTCCAGTCCATCCTGTTGACGTAGCGCAGGGATGCTTCAACTTCTTTTTGGTTCTCATCATAAAGACGCAACACGTCGGAAGGCGTCAAGAAAACGCCTTCCAGACGCATTTGCCGTATAATGTAATCTGCGCTACGCCCTTCCGCAAACCATTCTATCAGCTTGTTCTTTTGCTCAGCCGTCATCTGTTTTCACCATCTCCTTTATCCCTTCTAAAAAGAAGGGTTGGTTCTTTCTCACCGCATCCCTGCCTTTGGACAGCAACGGCGTTAGGTCGGCGTGTGGCGGTGCGTAAAACACAACCCATCGGGTTTTTCCACCTACCACCGTAGGCACAAACGCAACGGGTGCTTTCCAGTCAACGTCAAACAACTCACCACGAAGCGGTTGTTTGAAAGCCGTATACGCCCTGTTCAGCATCTCTACAAGACTTAGTTCTCGACCCTCTTTCTTCAGTTTTTCCAGTGTCTCTTCAGGCGTTGTTGCCATGAAGGCATGGTCTTCTGTCTTCTGGAACGTGTCGTCAAGGAACGGGTCGGCTTCAGATAAGAAGCACCAACCCCGCTCCTTCAGCTGTTTCAAAAGCATATCATCATCTCCTTCTGTTGTGGCGTCCTTCTCTGGTTCGGGTTCTTCAGCGGTGATTTGCTCAGCCGTCGTTTCCGACGGATATTCTATCACATTCTCTGCGATTTCGCCAACATCGGCAAACAGGGTTTTCGCTTCTTCTGGTTCGTCTTCGGGTTCGCCCAGATAACGCTCTAAAAGCCGATGTTGGCTGTTGGTGTAAATCTTATCGCCGTCTTCATAGAGCAGTCCCATGCGGAACATCCGCCGTATGTCTGCCCTGAACGCACCCTTTCCGTAGTTCATTATCTGTTCGGCGTCGTTCAGCTTTCTGGTGTGTATCAGCCTTATCAGCTTCGCTACGCCCTGTGGCACTACGGCTTCTTTTCGGAGAACGCCCATGTCGAAGTAAAGCGGGATTTTCTCCATGTATTTCGGATGCGTTCCACGCCCAACCGCACTGAAGGTCGCACCGTCTTCTTTTCTTTCGAGAGAAATTAACACGTCGCAGGAGCCTTGAAACGCCTGTGAACCCAGCGGAGTGCGCTCCAGTGCCTTGTTCGTGTGGTGAACAAGGAACACCACAGGCTGGGAAGGAATATCGCGTATCGCGAACCGTATGCTCTCTATGAACCGACCTACGCTGATATAATCGTTGATGTCCACACCAGTCATAAGTCGCCCTACGGTGTCGACAATCACCAGCGCAGGGGTTAGCTTTTGGCAGTGCATCCGCAAAGCTTCAATGAAATCTTTTACGGGTTCCCTGCTTTCCGCTGGGTTCGCTTCCACGATGTAAATCTCGTCGGCATTCAGTCCGTATCGTTCGGATGCCACAGCAACCATGTCACGTATGTCTGTTGCGTATTCCTCAAGGGCATACCACAAAACGACGCCCTGTTGGATGTTGCCGAACCACTTCGTTTCGTTCGCGGTGGAAAGAGCCAAAGACCTGACAAATGTGCTTTTCCCCGACTTCGGCGCACCACTAAGAAGAACAACGTCTCCTCTTCTGCAGACGCCTTCCCAAAAGTAAGGACGTGAACCGCCTACTATATCCTTCAGTGCCCTCACGTTCAGAAAAGGGTTTTCTTTCTCTCCTTCTGTGGTGCTTTCTAACATCCGCAGGGTTTCTTCAAAGCCGTTCTCGTCAGGCAACGTCAATGCATTGCGTATCAGGTTCTCCAGCTCATTGTCTGGAAGCGGAACATCTAACAGCTCATTTAGATGCCGTCCAGCTTCGTAGACTTCGTCTTCCGTTACTTCTGGGTGTTCCTTCATGAACACCCTAAACTGACGCAGGATGCGGAACAGCGTGTCGTTGCGTTTTCCTTCAGGAACGGGAAACTCTTGGTGTTTCGGCAGATAAAACTCCAACGGAAGCAGGGGCACTTCTGCTTCTGTCTTGGGCATGAACGCAAAATCCCGCCCAGCTTCCGAACACGGGGCAACAATGTAAACGCCTTTCCTGTTCGGTCGCAGGACTTTGTAGTCAACGGAAAACCCCGATGCCGTTTCCACTTTCGTTTCGCACTTCAGATTAGCCCAGAGCGGTTGGCGGAATAGCAAATGGCAACCGCGAACGGTTTTGAAAACGAACGGGTAAATCTCAGAAAGCCGTTCGGCGTCGGCTTCGCTGTCGATGTCTACAATCACCCAACCCGTTTTGAGCGACACGCCCAGCTGACCGCCGTTGCGTAGATGTTCCGCCAACAGGGCTTCGTCTTCACTTTCCGCCGTCCAGTTGGAAAACAACGGGGCTTTGTTCTGACAACGGAAAACGGTGTGAACAAACGGCAACCCCTTTAGGTAACGAACGTAACCGACGGAATTGCTCAGAACCGCTTCGCGTGTTACCTTTGTCCTTTTCATCTTGGTTCTCCGTCTCCTTTGATGAGTGTAATGTTCCTGTCGTAGTTGATAGCCCAGTTGCTGGGGTGGTCTTCTTTCACGTTCTCAGGCGGAACGACGGTAAGGTCGCCTGTGGTAACAATAAACTCCACTTTGTCCAGTGTGTAGAACAGAAGCTTTTGAACCACACACCACAGGTCTGGTGAAAACATCCGCCAAAGCGGGTCGGATACTACCGTGATTTCACCCGACGCTACCAACCGCATCGCTTCCAGCGGAGCCGTTACCACCACTTCTTCGCCGTTACGGGATTTGGCTATGAAACGAATAGCGTCTTTCCTGTTCTTCCTAAGACGTCGCAGGTGTTCTCTATACGTCGTGTCCGTCATAACCCACCGCATTGGCTTCACCCCCTTTCGGTTTTCACTTTATTATACGACAGATTTCCCGATTTTGTTCCCGTCGGCAGAAAAAAAATCGCAAAACCGTTTGCTTCTTTCCTTCCGTTAGAAAAGCCCTTGTGCTTGATTTTGATACATTAACCGGTTCAGCAAAGCCGTAGAGCGTTTGGTGGTGCTTTTTGGGCATGGAACCTTCTGTCGTCCGTTTCGGGGCTGTAGAGCCGACGTAGCGCAATTGCGGGGCTATTCCTAAGCGACAGACGCCCAGCGCAACGCATGTGCTTTTTTTTTTCAAAAGCGCAGAAGCAGGGTGGCTGGAGAATATATTCACTACCACAATATACCTATACTTTCTAAACAACAGAAACTGATTGTTTAGAAAGTATAACTTCTTACTTACTAATTATTGGGTATGTATGTTTTAAAAAAAAACATACATACCCGTAATATATATAATAATATAATTATTATCGGGGGATGCGCTTTAAAAGCGCATCCCCCGATGAATTATATATAAAATATATCACTCTCAAAATGTTTCAAACTTAATAAGAATGATATATTTCGGATTTTCGGGAACTTTTTTAGCGGTGCTTTCGTCT